GGTGAAACATTTAGCACAGTTATTAGGACTATTTATGATGATGCAATTGAAAAAGTCCGCTATGAAGCAATGAAAAGACCAACGAACTATTAAGGAGAAGACATTAATGAAAAAAGATTGGTTAACTGATGCAATTAATAAACAAGCAGAAAGTGAATTCTATCAGACGTTCAGAGTACCTACTAATGATGACTCTGCAAGAAGAACTTTTCGGGCTTTAATGAACACAGAAGAATTTAAAAACTTTAAGTATGCAATGATTAATTATATTGCTAAAAGAAAAACTGATGAAATTCTTAAAAACCTTGAAGGCGTGAAAGAATTAGTAAAGAAGGATGAAGAATAAAATTAAACATGATTAAGTATGTATCAGTTAAGACCTTATCAATCTGGCTTAATTAACCAAATAATTAAATCAATGGAAACTGGACATCATCGCATAGTTGTTCAGTCACCGCCTCGTACGGGTAAGACGGTGATTATGGCTGAGATAGCTCGCAGGACAACCAATAAGAATAATCGTGTAATGTTCATCATTCACAGAAAAGAAGTTCTTGAGCAAGCTATAGCTGCATTTAAAGAACAGGACGTAGATCCTAATTTAGCAACTATGGGAATGGTACAGACATTAACGAGGCATGTTGATAAATTACCTACACCAGAATTAATTTTAATTGATGAAGGTCATCATGCTTTGGCTAGAAGCTATCAAAGGATTTTAAAAAAGTTTTCTAAAGCTTATGTATTGTTTTTCACGGCCACGCCTCGTAGAGCAGGCAGAAAGCAACTAGATTTAATTGCCGATGATATTATAGTTGGCCAATCTATCCACGAACTAACTAAACAAGGATTTCTAGCTCCATTTAGATATTTTCAACCACCTAATGACTTTGATGCTAAATTATTAAAACGCTCTTCAACGGGTGATTACACTAATGACTCTATGAATGAGGCTATGTCTAGTAGAATCTTTGGTCATATTGTTAAACAATACAAACGTATTGCAAATGGTAAACAAGCAGTTGTTTATACGTATTCAGTAGATTCAGCCATTAAAGTTGCTAATGAATTTAATGAATCAGATATATCTGCACGTGAAGTTGATGGTAATACACCACAAAACGTTAGGGATGCAATTGTTAAAGATTTTAAAAATCAAAAAATAAAAATCTTGGTTAACGTGAATCTCTTTACTGAAGGTGTTGACCTTCCAAACGTTGATTGTGTCATTATGGCACGTCCAACAGCATCATTATCACTGTATTTACAATTCTCAATGCGCTGTTTAAACCCACGCAAAGGTAAAACAGCAATTATCATTGACCATGCTAATAATTTCAAAAAATTTGGCTATCCGGATGATGATCGAGATTGGAAACAGGCAATCAAATCAGGTAAACAAACCAGTAAAACATTACTTAAAGACCCAGGTGAATCAATTGTCACGTGTGATTATTGTTTTGCAGTTGTTAAAGCTTGTGAGATAAAAGATGGTAAGTGCCCGATATGTGGCAAGCCCATTAAAGTTCATGATGCTAAACCGGTTTCTGATGTTGATTTAATTGAGGCTAACAGAGCCAGAATTAAAAGAATTAAAAAGATAATAAATAGCAATTTATTACTAAATGTATCAAATAAAAGTATAGGCCAATTACATACCTATACTGAATTACAAGCCTATGCAGAACTCCATCATTACAAACGTGGATGGGTGTTCTTCATGGCTAGAAGAAAAGGAATAATTAAAAAATGATTCAATTACCAAAAGATGAAAAGCTTAGTCCTAAAACTCAACCACATAATTTCTTCATTTACGGGAAAACAATGAGTGGAAAAAGTTATTTTGCAAGTTTTTTTCCACATCCATTAGTGCTTAATACTGACGGCAATAGTGAACAAGGTTCAGCTCCATCGATTCAAATTAGAAATATTAGGAACATAGACGGAACATTAAAACAATCATGTATTAAACAATTAGATGATATTATTATTGCTTTGCAAAATGAACATCACACATATCAGACCGTTGTAGTTGATGTCATTGAAGATATTTGCGTGATGATTGAGCAAGCTATTTCAATTGATAATAATGTACAAACGCTTGGAGATATTCCATATGGAAAAGGTTATGCATTATTTAATGCAGCATTGCAACAATTTGTAATGGATTTAAAAGCTTTACCAATGAATGTAATTTTCATTAGTCGTGAAATTGATGTTACCGATGATGACACAGGTGTTACTATTTCAAAGCCGGCTTTAAAAGATAAATACTTCAATGTTGTTAATGGCAATTGCGATTTAGTTATCAGAACACAAAAATTGGGTCCTGATAGTTACTACCGTAGTGTAGTAGCAAAACGAGACCAGTATAAACCTGAGAATATTACCGATAAAAGAGTATTAGAGTTGCTCGAACGTTGCCATGGTATGTTTCCAGAAAAGCCAAAGCCTGTTGCTAAAAAAGACAGAAATTAAGAAGTCAATAACTAAAAAGGAGAGTAAATAATTATGTCAATGCAAAGCATTCTCAACAAATTAAATAAAGGCGATTTTGATCCAAATAAAGGAAAAATTGAAAACGATAGAATGGTTATTCCTGACGGCACATATAACGTCACTTTGAGTGCTGTCACACACGGAGTTTGGAATAATAGCAACACTGATTATATCCGCTTTGATATGACTGTTTTAGATGGTAAGGAAGCTGGCAGAATTGAATTTATTAGGCCGACTTTGGCACAGAAAACTGCTAAAGGTAAAGAGATGCCAGACTTTGTGTTAAGCCGTTCCATTCAAACAATAAAAATTATTGGTGCAATGGTTGGATACAACGTTCCTAATAAACCTTTTATTGATGCAATTAGCAATGAATCAACAGCTTATGAAGAATTGACTAAGGACTTCCAACCCTATATTGGCAGAACAATGAAGATGACTATCAAATCAAGTCCTAATAAAAAGGATCCGGAACATCCATATCGTAATTATGAGTTCGCAAAATCAAATGATGTCAAGATACCAACTCCTAGTGATAAAGATGATCCATTTGCTGGTCAAAAGACTAAAGATCCAAGTGAAATCAGTGATGATGACCTGCCATTTTAAAAATTAAGAAAGTGAAATTATGACTCTCGTTAATTTAGTCAATTTTGCTATTAGCTATGCAAGTCACGGCCTTTCAATTATCCCAATTGGTGCGGATAAACGACCGTTAATTAAATTTGCCAATAAGCCACCGCTCTCACCTAATGAAATTAAAGAGATTTGGAAACGTTACCCAATAGCCAATATTGCTTTACGAACTGATAAGTTCTTCGTGATTGATGTTGACCGGCACAGCGGTAAAGTTGATGGAATGGATTCAATTAAATCATTAAATCACAATGAATGGTTTAAAAATACGCTTTGCGAACGTACTGCACACAATGGCTACCATTTCTTTTTTCAAAAACCAAGTAATGAAACTATTACACAGAATATTGGTTTTTTGCCTAGTGTTGATATTAAAGCTCACAAAAATAATTATGTTGTAGTTGCACCAAGTAGGATAGGCGACAAGGCTTATATATGGTTAAATCATCAACCAATTAGGCCAGCACCTAAAGGGTTGCTGGATTTAATTAATAAAAAATCTAGAGAACAAAAACCAGTTGAAACTGATGCCGATTATAAACCGACTGGGAAAACTCAAACGACAAGATTATTTGAAGAAATTGTTAATGGCTTGGGCCCAACAGGCGGCAGGAATAATGCTTTAGCTAGTTTTGTAGGTGGATTACTATTTCGCAATGTTGATCCAGAAGTAGCAGGTGAATTGGCTGTAATAGCTAATGCAAATACAAATGAAAAATTGCCAAATAGTGAAGTTCAAAAAACAGTTAATTCAATGATTGATAAAGAAATAAGACGAAGAGAGGCGGAAAAATGAATTGAGCGTTGCAAAATGCAACACTCATGCAATACTAAAAAATGCCAAAAAAAGATAAAAAATCTAATGTTATTAATATTGATCCTAAAAATGCAGCTAAATTAAGAGAAAAGCAAAAACTAAGCAGAAAATCAATTTTTGAGTTAACTACAGATAAGAAAATTAAAACCACTAGTATTAAAAATGTAGTTTTAATTATTATGAATGACACTAATTTAAAAAATATGTTTAGGTTTAATGAATTTACTGGTGAGATTGACGTTGTCAAAAGTGTGACAATAAATGTTGAAAATGCAGGTACTATAACAATTAATAAGGGCCAATATACTGATCAAGTGATTAATTCGGTTGAGCTTTATATTGAAAGCTGCAATAAATATAACAACGCAGTTTTTAAAAATAATGTGATTGATCAGGGTATTACTAATGCTGCTCATATGAATTCATATAATCCTCTAGTTGACTACATGAACGATGCTTATAAAAACTGGGATAAAAAACGTCGATTAGATAATTTCTTTTCAATCTATTTAGGTGCAGATCATAATGCAACAAATGTATTAATCACACGACAGTGGTTTATGGAAGGTATCGCTAAAGCATACGATCCAGCAACTAAATGTGACCGTGCACTTGATTTAGTAGGTGGCCAGGGCATCGGTAAAACTACAATTCTCCAAAAAATTGCACCATTGGGTTTATACACTGATCAATTCAACACTTTTACTGACAAAGATGATTTTAGTGCGATGAAAAATGCTTTCATTGTTAATGATGATGAAATGACCGCTTCAAATAATGCTTCATTTGAAGAAATTAAGAAATTTATCACGATGCAAGTGTTTGAATACCGTAGGCCTTATGGTCATAAGATCGAAAAATTCCCAAAGAAATTTATTATTGCCAGAACTACTAATGAGTTTGGCCATTTAAAGGATAGATCAGGGGATAGACGATTCATGTCTATTAAATGTAACCCAAAAAAGCAAAAAAGAAGCCCAGTAACCGAATTAACAGATAGTTATGTTAAGCAATTATGGGGTGAAGCAGTTTGGATATATAAAAATGCTAAAGATCCATTTGAATTAACTGCTGGACAAGAGAATTTGTTAAAAGCAAACCGAGAACAGTTTAGATACACAACGGGGCTTGAAGATAATTTAATGGATGTATTAGAAAATGATTTTAAAGATAAAAAATTTATTTCAAATCGAGAATTATCCATTGCTTTATTCGATGATCCAGAATATTTATCGCGGAACAATAAAGAAACTCGTGATGTTCGTTATTATATGGGACATGAAGGCTTTGTAGTAGGAGCAGTGAAAAAAAATAAAGGTAAAGCAATACGCGGTTTCGCTAAATAAAGGTTACAGTAACCGTAACCTCGTAATCACTTGAGAGAGTAAGGCGGAGAGGGTATAAGTAACAGTGGGTTACGGTAAGGTTACAGTAACCGTAACCTCGCAATCGCTTGAGAGAGTAAGACAGAGAGACATAGGTTACAGTAAAACACTAATATGTATATAAACTTTTATATTTAATTATATATTTAGCTATTGTATCTACTATATAAGAAAGTTTGGCGAAATTACTGTAACTTTTTGTAAATCCTTGCTTTTAGCCCTTACAGCAGTAAGGGTTAAAGCAGGTTACAGTACATGAATTTAACTGTAACCTTTTATAAAAATAAAGGGACACGTAACCCTTACAGCAGTAAGAGTTAAAGTGGGTTACAGTACATGAATTTAACTGTAACCTTTTATAAAAATAAAGCTAATGAATTAATCAAGAAATTAGAAAGAGTTCTATATGAAGACGATGAATAGAAACACAACTGATAATCCTTTTAAATACTATACTGACCACTTAGCAAAAACATTACAGGAAAAGAACACCGCTTATGGCGATTCCTTCACTAAATCTGTGGATGACTATGGCTTAAAAGTTATTGGAATCAGATTATTCGATAAATACAACAGAATTAAGCATTTAGTTAATAATGGTGAACTTAAGGAAAACGATGAAAGCTTAGCAGATACGCTGCTAGATATGGCAGGATATAGCATTTTGGGATTGAAGTACTTAAAGGAACATAAAAATGAATAGAAAATGTTCAGAACAAGGAATGAAATAAATGAAAATCATTAAAGCAATACAGCAAGCATGGCATTGGTGGTGGTCAATATGGGAATAATGCTTTGGATAGTTAACCATCTTAGTGGAATTATCTTCTTTGCATGGACCCTGTTATTAGTCATGAATATATATTCTAATCATAAGAATAAAAAGTCTAATAAAGAACTCATGAATGAAATCTATGAGAGTAATGACTTGAATAATCAACTTTTAAAAACGGTTAAAAAATATTGCGATTCAACTGAACGCAGATCAACAGCTCAAGACAATCTAATGTGGGAGTCAATTCTGATTCTTGCACGCAGAATTCA